TGTTCAACATGGGTAGGCCCCGTTTGAGTAAGTTCAAAGGAATGAAGGCAGGTGTAGATGCAAGAGATTGGAACGAAGCAGCAGACCAAATGGTCGACAGCAGATGGTACAGACAAGTTACAAACAGAGCAGATAGACTCGTTGAAAGAGTCAGAGCACTCGCGTAGCAAATATTCACAACGTCAATGGGATAGAACTGTTGGCTGGGGTAAAGTACCAGACGAGTACAAAATTTAATTACGAGGATGATATGTTAGACAAACTGACGGAATTTTTTATTAAAGTGTTTAACATAAAAGAAAATACACCAGTAAGATATCTATCTGGTGTTGGCAGAACAAGTAATACAGATAAAAATTGTTGACTCAAAATCAAAGTGGCTATATAATTATATAATGGATTTCTATACACACATAAGTCTCGATCGACGTAAAGAAAATATTCTCTTGCGTGGCTACGAAAACGGTGAGCGAGTTGCTCACACAATACCTTACCGTCCTTACCTGTTTGTGCAAGATCGTTCAGGTAAGGCTACTCATCGATCTCTCAAAGGTGTACCAGTCTCTAAGCTAGAGTTTGAGTCACCTAAAGAACTCTCAAACTATGTCAAGCGTTACAAGGATGTATCAAACCATCAGTGCTTTGGTATTCATGTAACTCGTTATGGAAATGACTTCAATGGTGAGCTATCAACAAGAGTTGATTGCAATCTAGGCATGTATGCATACCTCAACGATAACTTTGAGAACATTGAGTATGATGCTACCAAGATCAAAGTAATGAATATTGATATTGAGGTTGCTGCTGATCAAGGATTCCCTTCTATCGATGATGCTCTAAAAGAGATTACCGCTATTACAATTCTTGTGGACGATCTCTATATCGTACTTGGTTGTGGTGACTACACTCCTCATAGAGAAGATGTTAAGTATCTTAAATGTAAGGATGAGGTGGATTTACTTCACAAGTTTATTAGTATCTGGAAGAGTAAAAAGTATGGTCCTGATGTTGTGACTGGATGGAACGTAGAGTTCTTTGACATCCCATACATTGTCAATAGGATCAACAGAGTACTTGGTGATCAATATAGTAAAATGTTATCTCCGTTTGGTGTACTAACAACCAGACGTATTGAAGTTATGAATCGTGAGATGGTCACATATCTTCCTGGCGGCATCAGTGTACTTGACTATATGCAGCTGTATCGTAAGTTCTCGTACAAGATGCAAGAGTCATATAAACTTGATCATATTGGACACGTAGAACTTGGAGAGCGTAAGCTCGATTATTCTGAGCACGAATCTCTACTTGAGCTCTACAAGCAAGACTTCCAAAAGTTCGTTGAGTATAACATTCGAGATGTTGAGATTGTTGATAAGCTCGAAAAGAAGTTTAAGTTTATTGAACTTGTCTATGCTATGGCATATGATGGTTTGGTTAACTACAACGACACCTTTACTTCTGTGCGTATGTGGGATATTATGATTCACAATTATCTTGCTCGTGATAATATTGTAACTCCTATCCTACACTATGATAATACAAAAGAAAAGGATAGACAGATTGAGGGTGCGTTTGTTAAGGATCCTTTGACTGGTATGCATAAATGGGTTGTGTCTTTTGACTTGAACTCTCTATATCCTCACCTGATCATGCAATACAATATATCACCTGATACGTATGTTGGTAAGATTGGAGGACATCATACAATCGACAGTATTATTGATGGTGCTTGGAACGACCCTTCTATCCGTGCTGAACTTAAAACCAACAATACAACTATTGCTGCATCTGGTTGTCTGTTTACGAAAGACCAGCAAGGCTTCTTGTCTAAGATGATGGAAAAGATCTATGAGGACCGCAAAGTTTGGAAGAACAAGATGCTTGATGCAAAGCAAGAGAATGAGACTAATCCTGATCCTAAATGGGAAGCTATGATTGCTCAATGTAACTCTATGCAGATGGCTAAGAAGATTCAAATGAACAGTGCTTATGGTGCGCTTGGTAATTTATACTTCAGATGGTTTGATCAAAAGTATGCTGAGTCTATTACTCTATCTGGCCAGCTATCTATTCGTTGGATAGAAAAGAAAATGAACGAATATCTAAACAAACTATTTGCCACGGAGAACCAGGACTATGTTATCGCCTGCGATACAGATTCGATGTATATTACTCTTGACAAACTTGTTAGCAAAGTATATGAAGATAGAGTTGATGTATCAACAGAAACCATCATTAACTTTCTTGACAAAGTATGTTCTGAGAAACTTGAACCATTTATTGATACATGTTACGAGGATCTCTCTAAATATGTTTCTGCTTATGACCAAAAGATGGTGATGAAGAGAGAGGCTATTGCTAACAAAGGTATATGGACTGCTAAGAAACATTACATTCTAAATGTATATGACAATGAAGGTGTTCGTTATCAAGAACCTCAACTGAAGATTATGGGTATTGAAGCTGTCCGTTCGTCTACGCCTGCAGCATGTAGAGATAATATTAAGAAGGCTCTCTCTGTAATTATGAATGAAAGTAATGATGATCTGATTAGTTTTATTGAAAACCTTAGAGCAGAGTTCAAGACTCTACCATACGAAGACATTGCCTTCCCTCGTGGAGTTAAAGATCTTACTAAATGGAAAAGCGATCTAACATTATATAAAAAAGGTACACCTATTCACGTAAGAGGAAGTTTAACCTACAATAAATTGCTTGATGAACTAAAGATAAATGATAAATACCAGTACGTGTATGAAGGCGATAAGATCAAATTCTGCTATCTTAAACTTCCAAATAGGATCAGAGACAATGTCATCAGTATTCCTGGCACGGTGCCTAGAGCATTCGGATTGGATGAAACTATCGACTTCGACAAGCAATTCGACAAAGGGTTCCTCGAACCCATTCGTACGATTACTGAAAAGATTGGCTGGAAGGTAGAAAAGATAGCTACCTTGGAGGACTTTTGGTCGTGAATGATAATGTGATACCTTTCCCCGATAAAATTAACGAGACAAAGAATAAAAAAAACGTTGAGCTCAAGCTGAAGATTGAAAATAGAATGCAAGTTCTAGAAGATATGATGTTACAAAATATACATCTTGATGATAAAGAATTTGTTAAAGAACACATATCTGAAATCACCAAATTTTGGTCAATACTATCAGAAGAAGACAAAGAATATTGTCAAGTAGCAAGACACGCATGTGATGAGGGATGGTCATGGAAATGAAAAAGTTAGATATGCGTCAACAGTTAATGGTTATCACAGCTGAAGAATGTAGTGAGCTGATTCATGTGTTAACTAAAATTCTTCGGCGTGGGGAAGTAGATGATGAGCTCAGAGAGAAGCTAGTAGAAGAAATTGGTGATGTTTATACAATGATAGATTTGATGCATGATTTTGATTTAGTCAGCTGGGAAGAGATAGAAGACAGAGCTGATGACAAAAGAAAAAAATTAAAAAAATGGAGCGGCCTATATGGTTAAACCCAACGAGAATTTTCATCTTACTGTAAAAGAACTAGCATTAATAGAAGTTGCACTTATAACACTAAAATCAACTAATAAAAATAGACACAATGAATGTACTGATCTGCTAGCTAAGTTCTACCACCAGAAAGTGTGGTATAGACCAAAAGATGAACAAATATATGTTAGTGGTTAGGAGAGTATAATGTCAGAAGATTTTGATTTTGGTTTTAGTCTTGTAGATGAAAACGAATTAGAAGCTGTACAACAAGCTACAAATCAAGCCACTACAGCATCACAAACAGCAACTGAAATGCAATCTAAAATTGACAGATTGTATAATATGGTTATGCCCCTTTTGAATAATCTACAAGAGAATCCTGAAAAAGAATATATATACTGGCCCAATCGAGTAGATAAGATTGAGTTGTTTAGAGATAAATTACAAGCGGTGTACAAATCTTGATACATTGGTTAGCATTAATAACAGCAATAGCTATTGCAGGAGTTGCAGCATGGTACTCAATCATTGGATTGATGGCTATCTTTGCCGCCTCTGCTGTTGCCATTGCTATAATGGGAGCAGTACTAGAAGTTGGTAAACTCGTCACTGCATCTTGGCTATATCAGAACTGGAAAGAAACACCAGTCCTTCTCAAAACATATTTAACTGCAGCAGTTGTCGTACTAATGTTTGTTACGTCAATGGGTATCTTTGGTTTTCTATCAAAAGCTCACATTGAACAAACTATAACATCTGGAGATAATTCGTTGCAAATTTCCCTTATAGAGGGTAAAATAGATCGGGAACAAAGGAGAATAACAGATGCAGAGACAGTTATTACGCAACTCGATAATGCGGTCCAGACGCTCATCGACTATGACAGGATTAGAGGAAATGAAGGAGCGATCGCAGTTAGAGAAAGCCAACGAGATGAACGTAGTCGACTGGAAGGAAGCATCGGAAACGCTGCAGAAAAAATTGGAGTCCTCCAAGAAGAAAAGTTAGTCTTAGAAAAAGAACAGCTTAGTCTTGAAGCTGAAGTAGGTCCAATCAGATATATAGCAGCACTTGTTTACGATGAAACAAACAAGGATAATCTAGAAGAGTCAGTTAGATGGGTTATCATTATCATCATATCAGTGTTTGATCCATTAGCAGTATTATTGTTAATAGCAGCAAATCAAGGGTTGACTAATAACCGTAAAGCTGATATAATCAAAACTGAGTCAAAGAAGAGCTTCTTTCAAAGATTCGAAGAGGCTATTGGAATGAATCAAGATGAAGGTAAAGATGTTGCAGACTATAAAAATATTAAGAAAAAGATTTTGCCATCAGACAAGGTTGAAATTGACAAGCAAAACATTGCTAAATTTTAGGAGTATATAATGAGTAATTTTTTCAGAGATCTTGTTGAGGAGATTAAAGATGAAGATACAAACATCGCAGCAGACGGATCTGGATCAAGTGAATTCACCGGAACTGTCGATACTGGATCGTACATACTTAATGCTGTCCTTTCAGGCAGTCTCTATGGTGGCGTTCCTAATAACAAAATTACAGCATTTGCTGGTGAAAGCGCAACCGGGAAGACTTTCTTTGTACTTGGAGTCCTCAAGCGTTTCCTTGATGATAACCCAACTGGTGGTGTCGTCTACTATGATACTGAAGCAGCTGTAACAAGAGTAATGATGGAGGAGAGGGGAATTGATACTTCAAGAGTCATTATTGCGGAACCTGACACGATTCAGAAGTTTCGTACTCACGCGCTTAAGATCGTGGAAACTTACGAAAAACAAAAGAATGCCCCGCCTATGATGATGATCCTTGATTCGCTTGGTATGTTGTCTACCACAAAAGAAATGGAAGACACAACATCAGGCAAAGAAACAAGGGACATGACTAAGGCGCAGGTTATTAAAGCCACATTCCGTGTGTTAACACTAAAACTTGCCAAGATTAAAGTACCTATGCTTGTTACTAACCATGTCTATGATGTTGTTGGATCATATATTCCAATGAAAGAGATTGGTGGTGGTACAGGTCTGAAGTATGCAGCATCTACTATTGCTATGCTTACTAAGAAGAAAGATAGAGAAGGTACTGATGTTGTTGGTAATCTAATTAAAGTCAAGACGTACAAATCTCGTTTCTCAAAAGAGAACAAAGATGTCACTGTCAGACTGTCATTCGATAAAGGACTAGACAGATATTTTGGTCTAGTCGAATTAGCTGAGAAGTATGGTGTATTCAAGAAAGTGTCTACTAGACTTGAAATGCCTGATGGTACAAAGGTATTTGCAAAATCTATTATGCAAGACCCAACAAAATACTTCACAGAAGATGTTATGGCTCAACTAGAAGTTGCAGCTCATAAAGAATTTAGCTATGGACAGGATGATGATGATAGAGAAAACGATACTGGAATGTCTGACGACGAATGAACTTTATGCACGTAAAGTTCTACCATTCCTAAAAAAAGAATATTTCCAAGATAACACTGAGCGTAGTTTGTTTGGTGTTATCGAGGACTATATCAAGAAGTATAATGGTGTCCCAGTAAAGACAGCATTAGAAGTTGAGGTCGATAAGATGGAGAATCTATCTGACGACCAATACACCCAACTTGGTGACTATATCAAACAAATGTCTAATCCAGATGTTGATTTGACATGGGCTATGGATAGCACCGAGAAGTGGTGTCAAGATAAAGCTGTGTATAATGCAGTTATGGAATCTATCCAGATTATTGATGATAAGACAGGAAAAACAACAAGAGGTAGTATTCCAGAAATTCTATCTAACGCTCTTGCTGTGTCTTTTGATAATCACGTTGGACACGATTTCTTAGAAGATAGTGATATACGTTTTGATTTCTACCACAGAAAGGAAGAGAAGATTCCTTTTGATCTTGATTACTTTAATAGAATTACAAAGGGTGGTCTAAGTCGTAAATCATTAAATATTGCGCTTGCTGGTACAGGCGTTGGTAAATCATTATTCATGTGTCATTGTGCTGCTGGCAATCTGATGGAAGGTAGAAATGTTTTATACATTACATTAGAGATGTCAGAAGAAAAGATTGCAGAACGTATTGATGCAAATCTACTTGATGTTACTGTAGATGAACTCAGCATCCTACCTAAAGATGTTTATGATAAAAAGGTAGGCAGAGTTAAAGATAAAACTCATGGTAGATTAATTATCAAAGAATACCCAACAGCTAGTGCAGGAAGTACTCACTTCCGTCATCTACTAAACGAACTCAAGATTAAGAGAAATTTTCAACCAGATATTATATATATTGATTACTTAAATATTTGTATGTCATCAAGATTAAGAGGTGGCAATAATGTTAACTCGTACACATATGTTAAAGCAATTGCAGAGGAGCTACGAGGTCTCGCAGTGGAATTTAACCTGCCAATCGTCAGCGCAACA